GCTGACGCGGCTAGGCCGCTGGGTTTCGTGGGCGTTGCGGCCTCGAGCCACCCAAGCCGGGCCGATCCGGCGCGGATCAGGTGCAGCGGCGAGCCGGTCGCGCTCCGGCTGGTGAACCTGACGTCCGGGCCGATCGAGATCAACTTCGGGACCGGGGCGGTGACCGTACCGCCCCGGGGTGCCCTGCCGGTATCGCCGGTCCAGGCCGCCGATCGCGCCATCCAACGGCTCCTCCAGCGAGGGGTCGCCCGGCTGGCGGGCTGAGAGCAGAGGACAGGTCGCGGTGGACGAGCCTAGGCCGGCCCCATCGAGAAGAGGGCGGTGCGGATGAGCCCGAACGTCGGAGTGAACGTGATCGAGGTCGACGGGCTGGGCAGCCCGGCGATCCAGGCGGCGCCCACGTCGGTGGCAGCCTTCGTCGGCCTCACCGAGCGAGGTATCCCGGACCAGCCTGTCCAGGTATCGACGCTCGGCCAGTTCCAGGATCGGTTCGGGGCGTACCGTCCCGACGGGTACCTGGCCTATGCCCTGGAAGGCTTCTTCATCAACGGTGGGCAAGTTGCCTACATCGACCGGGTGGTCGGCGCGGGCAGCGCTGCCGCGGTTGCCCGTCTGGCAAACCGCCAGACCTCGCCCGCGGGGCCAGCGCTCCTCGTGGCAGCGGGATACCGCGGCCAAGAGGACCCAGGGCCCTGGGGGGACCGGATCCGGATCGATGTCAAGGATGATCCGGTTGCCTCCACTCAGCTGGCGGCCTCGACCGCGGCCAACGCCACCACGGCGCAGCTTGTCTCCGTCAACGGCATTACCGTGGGGTCGGTCCTGCATCTGGTCGACGGGAGCAACGAGGCCTACCGGAAGGTCACCACGCTGGATCCAGCCACGAGCACGGTCGGGTGGGCCGATGCAATCTCCCCAGCGCTGCAGCAGGCGAGCACCGTAGTGACCACCGCAGAGTTCAGGCTGACGATCCGTTACCAGGCGACCGCGTCGGATCCCATTGCCGTCGTGGAGGACTGGCGCAACCTCAGCATGGAGGCGGATTCCCCTAACTACGCTGCCGCACGGATCGACCACCCGTTCACAGGGTCGAAGTACGTGACCGTGGCCGACCTGAGCGGGACAGCCCCGCCGGGCCTCAAGAACCCTGCCGTGAAGTCCAGCGTGGCGCTGGAGGGCGGATCCGAGTCCCCCGCTGGGTCAGCAGACTATGCCGGCGACGCAGGCAAGCACACGGGGTTGTTCGCCCTGGACACCACCCAGGTTCAGTTGCTGGCGATCCCGGACATGCACACGCTTCCGGATCAAGCCCGCGCCGCGGTGCTGCAGGCCGCCCTCGATTACAGCGCGGGCCGGGGCGACTGCATGGTCGTGGCGTCCGCTCCCGACCGCGGAGTCCGCTCTGGGGTCACGACACCGCGTGCCCTAGGTGACTACACCGAGCTCGAGAGCGACTACCTGACCAGCCTGGAGACGTTCTCCGCCACGTTCCAGGCCAGCAAGGTGTACGGGGCGCTCTACGCGCCGTTCGTCAGGGTGATCGATCCCATCGCGCCCGGCCCGGCCCCCGCGCGGTTCGTCCCGGCCGACGGCCACGTCATGGGCGTGTACGCGCAAACCGCGATCGAGCGGGGGATCTGGAAGGCGCCCGCCGGCCTGTCGGCCCAGGTCATGGGTGCCCTCGATGTCTCGGCCACCTTTACTGACGCTCAGCACACCGACCTGGTCAGGTCGGGCCTGGTCAACGGGATCCGGAGGGAGAGCGGTGCGGGCATCGTGATCGCCGCCTCGCGCACCCTCAGCACGGACACCCGGTGGTGGTTCGTGAACGTCCGGCTGCTGTTCAACTTCGTCAAGTCGTCGCTGCGCGACGGGCTCCGGTTCGTCCGCCAGGAGCCGCACACCGACGAGCTACGGCGACGCGTCAAATTCAACGTGGTCACCCCCTTCCTGCTGGGCCTGTGGCGGCAAGGGGCGTTCGGCTCGGACCCCCCAGCCGCGGTGTTCAGCGTCAAGTGCGACGCCGAGAACAACCCTCCTGACCAGGTCGATCTCGGCTATTTCACCATCGAGGTCTACTTCTACCCCGTCAAGCCGGCCGAGACGGTCCTAATCATCGTTGGCCAGCAACCAAGCGGCGGCTCTGCGAGCGAGGCATAAGGGAGAAAAAGTGGCCTTCAACATCGGTGTGAACGTCGTCGAGGTAGACGGCAGCGCTGCTCCGACCATCGTCGCTGCCCCCATCTCCCTGACGGGGTTCCTCATCAGCAGCCTGCGGGGCATCCCCAACCTGCCGGTCCACCTCACCGGGTTCGCGGATTTCGTGTCAAGCTTCGGCTCTTACACGCCCCGGTTCTACGGGGCGCACGCGGCTCGCGGCTTCTTCGACAACGGCGGGACCGAAGCGTACGCGGTCCGGGTGGTCGGCCGGGGGAACGCGGCTGCCCAGGTAACCCTCGACGACCCCACGGCGGTTGCCTCGCTGCTCGTGAAGGCGGGGCGCCACGGCTTGGCGGACCCCGGTGCGTGGGGCAACGGGCTGTCGGTCGCTGTGCTCGATAACCCGCTTGGTTCCAGCGACATCCCCGCACAGATCGTGGGGGCATCCTCGGAGCCTTTCGCGCTCACCGACGGGGACACGCTGAGCGTAGAGGTCAACGGCGGGGCGCCGACCGTGATGACGTTCAGCGCGCCAGATTTCGGTAACATCGGCGCGGCCACGGCCGTGGAGGTTGCGACCGTGGTCGCCAGGTCCACCACGGCTTTCTGGGCCGCTGTCACCCCCGGCAACGGGCTGGTCCTAGCAAGCTCGGGCCCCGGCCTGGCATCCCGCCTCGCGGTGTCAGGGCCTGCCGCGGCGAGCCTCGGCTTCGCGGGCACGACGGCCAACAGCGACACCGCTCTGGCCGCCGGCACCACGTCCGTGGCGCTCGCCGCGACCGGCGGGTTCCTCCCGGGCTCCGCGGTGCGGCTGGAGAGCCGGGGTCACGTGGTGGGCGGGGCAATGGCCGCCTCGCTCACGTCCGGAGCGGGCATCACCATCACCCCGGACGGAGGCTCCGGCGTGACCGTGACGTTCACCGACGCCGACTTCGCGCATGGCGTGGCGGCCATCACCCCGGACGAGGTGGTCGCCGCGATCAACCGGCAGGCTGTCGGCTTCACCGCCGGGCTGACCTCCGACGCGCACCTGGTGCTCTGCTCGGACACGTTCGGGCCCGGCTCGACCATCGCCCTGGCCCCTCCGGGCGGCACCACGCCGGATGCCACGGCCGACCTCGGGCTGACCGGCCTCACCCCACAGGCAGGCTCGCGAGCCTTCGCGGTGCTCAGCGCCGTGTCGGAGACGGACAGGCTGGTCACGCTCGGCACCGGCCTGGCCGGGCCGGTCCCCGCCAACGAGTCGCGGATCCAGTCCATCGAGTTCGATCTCGTGGTGCTCCAGAACGGCTCGGAGATTGAGCGCTTCGCGTCCCTGAGCATGCAGAGCGCGCTTGCCACCTATGCCGAAACGATGGTCAACGACCAGGACCGGGGATCCCGGTTCGTCGTGGTAACCGACCAGCACAGCATCTCGGGCGCGGGAGCCGGTGCACCAGCGGTGACGCCGGCCCCGGTCCCCCTGACGGGCGGGTCGGATGGGAGCACGCCATCCGAGCTCGACTTCATGGGCGACCCAGCGGCACGTACTGGCCTGTACGCGTTCGACACGGTCGCGATCCAGTTGCTGTGCTGCCCGGAGACGACGTCGGCTGGCGTGGCCTCCGCCGCGTTGGCCTACTGTGCCGGCCGTGGCGACGCGATGTTCATCGGGACCGCACCGCAGGGGTATGACCTCGAGGGGATTAAGACCTACGCCGCCCCGCTCCGGGCCCGGAAGGTCTACGGCGCCCTCTACGCACCGTGGATCCAGGTGATCAATCCGCTGGATACCACCGGCGCCAATCCCCAGCTCACGATCCCGCCTGTCGGCCACGTGGCGGGCATGTTCGCGCGGGTGGGGGAGGCGAGCGGGGTCTGGAAGGCGCCAGCGGGCGACGACGCAGGGCTTGCCTTCGCCCTCGGCGTGGAGTTCGACATGACGGACACCGACCACACCGACCTGGTCAAGAACGGTGGGGTGAATGGGGTACGGGCGATTCCGGGCTCCGGGATCATCGTGGACGCGTCACGCACCCTGAGCACCGATACCCGCTGGCTGTTCGTTAACGTGCGGCGCCTCTTCAACTTCGTGAAGGTTTCGCTCCGGGACGGCCTGCGCTGGGTCGCGCAGGAGCCTCACGACGACGAACTGCGCCGCAAGGTGAAGTTCAACGTCGTCACGCCGTTCCTGCTCGGGCTGTGGCGCCAGGGTGCCTTCGGGTCTGACCCACCGGCCCAGGTCTTCACCGTCATCTGTGACCAGACCAACAACCCTCCAGAACAGGTGGACCAGGGGAACTTCACGGTCGAGGTCTACTTCTACCCGGTCAAGCCGGCCGAGACGATCGTGATCATAGTCGGCCAGCAGGAGAGCAGCGCGTCGGCCTCTGAGGGCTGAAGGCGCACGCAGGCAGCAGGAGGTGGCACGTGGCAGAGCTGACGTTCAGCGAGTCCTACCGCACGCACGGCTTCGCGGTCGAGATTGAGGGCACCCGGTGCCCGGTCACGAAGGTGACCGGGCTCACCGAGGGGGCGACCGACACGATCGAGCAGCCAGACGGCGGCTCGAACGTCGTCCACAAGATCGCCAGCGGCGTGGTTAAGTTCGACACCCTGGTCATCGAGCGGAACGTCGATGGAAGCTCGTTCGACAAGTTCTTCAAGGACTGGTTCAGCGACATGTTCCAGCTGCACGGGACCAGCAGCGGATCGTCCAAGCGCCGCAACGGCGCGATCATCAAGCTGGAGAACGGCAAGGAAGTCCTGCGGTTCGCCTTCTATGGCGGGTGGGTCAAGTCGTCCAAGTTCGCAGACCTGGAGGCGGGCTCGACCAACTTGTTCAAGCAGACGTGTGAGGTCGAGCACGAGGGGATCGAGCGCGTGTCCTGAAGGAGGAACGATGGAGAACCGACCAAGCCGCGAATTCGACTTCGAGCTGCCCGTCGGCTACACCGATGAGGACGGCCAGGTCCATAGGATCGCTTCGCTCAGGAAGATGACCGGCCACGAGGAAGCGCTGCTGGCCGACCGTAAGCTACGGCAAAACGCGGCGCGGCTAGTGACGCAATTGCTTGCCGCCTGCGTCAAGCGTATCGGCGAGATCGCGCCGGTGCCGCGCAACGTCATCTCCGAGCTGACATCCCCCGACCGGAATTTCCTCCTGCTGCAGCTACGGCGGATCACATTCGGCGACGCCATCGAGGCGACGTATGTGTGCCCGTCATGCGGAGAAAGCACCCGCATCACGCACGACCTCGATGAGGTCCCGGTCCGGAGGCTGAACGGCGAAGGACGCCGGGACGTTGTTGTCGAGTTGGCCGACGGATGGGAGAGCACAGGCGGCGATTACTACACCAGCATGGTCTTCCGCTTGCCCACCGGTGTGGACGAGGAGCGGATCAGCCCGCTCACCCGCGAGAACGCCTCCCTCGGCATGAACGCGCTGCTCACCAGGTGCCTTGTGGCGCTCGGTGACATGCCGAACGATCGCCGGGAGGCGC